AAGGATAAGTCTCTTGTGCCTTAACTATCTTTTTGGCAAAGCCTTTGGCAAAGTAAAGTTGATAATCTTCAGTGATATAAGCACCAGAAGACAATGTATTATTGTGGAAGTAAAAAGCAGGATGAGAGGAAGATACGTTAATAGTGTGCCAAATGTTATCATCAACATAGGCATTAGTTGGGTCATAGCGCAATTCGACATCAGCGATTGCTTTGGCATTATTAAGGTCGTCACCTGCCCAAAGGGTTACTTGGATAAAGTCGGTATAGTCAGACTTATCATCACGAATATGATGCAGACGAATTTCTGGGGCTACTATAGAAAACTGATGATTAAGACCAGAGCCAATAATAAGCAAAGGTATTCTAGTCTGGGATAATGTATCATCGTTTGCCCAACTCCAGAATGTAGAGTTACGTGTTAGAACTAAACCACTACTAGCGTTGCCAGGGACAGAATGACCTTGGAAGAAAGGTGTAGTACCACGATTATAACTGATACCATTGAAAGATAGATTAGTAATGTCTCGAAGGGCATAATTGAATTCCCAAGTGTCGGCAGGAGTGGAATAAGGATTAGAGCCAACAACTGAAATAGTAGCACCTTCACGCAGAGGATAGCGCGTAAAAGATGCCATGGTATTAGCAGTACCAGCAGAATAACGGACAACGGGAACACCCATATGCTGAGCAAGAGAACCGATTTTGAGCCAATCAGTATTGTTTCGACTAATGTAAGGGTGGATAATCTTTGTATCCTTAGTGATGTCTTGACGGCAGAACTTACGGAAATCTGGCCAGACGGAACGTGTGTTGACTTTGAAATAGAGAATGTTACAGCGAATATCGTTGTACAACTCATGATTAAGGGCTTCAAGGTCTAGTATGACAGAGGGACGAACGCGATAAGTTTCCTTTCCTTGAAGATGTACAATGTCAATAGGGTAGATTTTACCGAAGTTATAAGACGCTAGATGTTTTTTAGTAACATCAAAAACATTGCGGTTGATGTCTGTTTGATAGTCACGAGTTAGTGACGATGATAGAAATTTTTGAGCCATGTTAAAAATGTATTAAGGTTTGTGCTGCAGCAGTAGTGCCATAACCAGCGAGAATAAGACCAATGCCGTAGGCGAGAGCCTTTAAAAGAATTACAAGCCATTTAGGCAGGGACGTAGGATTAGCAGTTGTTTCCGTCAATAAGTCGTCAATATCCTTAGTAGACAGACCAGAATCAAATAGACGTTGGCGGAGTTGTTGTTTTTTTAATGTGATTTTTTCCATAAATGATTGATATTTAAAGGTTTACAATGTTTCCTTAGATTCAGCGATAGCACGTTTCTGTTTGATTTTCAACAAGTTACGATAAATAATTTCATCTGTGACAGGCTGCAATGAAAGATACTTAAAATATTCATTACGAATGTTTGCAAAGTAATCCAACTGGGATTGAGATAACAAACAACTTTTAAAATCAGACCAAATAGAATGATGAACGGAAATTAGTTCATCAATCAAATCTAGATAAAATGTATAAAAGGGCATACGAAGATACCACGAGGGAACATGAACGTTTTCAGAAAGTGAAAAGGGCAAATACTTAGGATATATATTTAATTTACACTCAGAGACACAATAGGACATTAGTTGTTTATCATTCAGATGATATGCTATTCTATAGAGTTGAGATAATATGAAAGAATCATGACGGAGAGATTGTTTATAGGCTGCAGGAATAAGAGACGATACAGAAGGATAGACTTTATTTTTGACATAACGTCCAATAGTGGAAGTCATAGACTTACCAGACCATTTATCAATATAGGATAATTCGTGGACAGAAGGATATTTACGGAGATAATCCAAACGAGACTGAATGAATGTAGAACCTATGCCACCATGGCGGTTAGAGCATAGGCGGAATCCTTTATAATCAGAAGATGTTATATTTTTAGATATGTATTTTGAAACATATGATGCAGCATTGCGGGCTACTTCACATTGGCATGCCTGCGTCTCACACATAGACCATGCCGAAAGTATATCCTCTTTGAGCAATGACAAAGGGTATGTATCAGTAACGGAAGTGATATTGTAAGGAACATTCCACAACAATAGATGATAGTGAGGACGTTTAGTTTTATGTCCGTACTCAGCGAAACAGCAATACCGAAGAGGAAGAGCGCAGGTCTTCCCAGCACGTTGCCATCTAATACGTAGACGCTTGAAGAATAACTGAATATCACGAACAAGAACAGTAGGTCGAAAACCTTTATAACTATCTCCAATAACAGCATAACGAGAAGAACCAGAATGACGATACGGAACGTTACGAGTAATAAGAGGAATAGTGGAAAAAGAAACACCATCGTCAAAGGATGAACGCTTATATACTAACGGCATATCCTTGACAAAAGGCAGATAAGGCGGTGCATAGGTAAGAGTGACCATGATAGGACGTGTTAAGGACATTTGGCTTTCCATGTTACAACGGCTAACAAAATCATTTTGACGTTTATCACTACATAGAAGACAATGACCACATTCAACAACGATGTATAAATATACTTTATTACCGAAAGAATCGAATCCACAAAAAGAATCCTCTAAGGACTGATAATCAATAACATGTTTCTTTTTATCAATATAAAACGAATTGATGAAAGAATTAAAGTACTTATAATCAAAGTGTTGTCTCCATACATCACGACGATAATAGGAAGAGAAATATTGTTTGCCAGAAATATAAAAGGTACTCTGGTTCAATAAGTTATATATTGAATTACGATTGAAAATTATAATAGGGTGTTCGCAAAGAGGACGTTGAATCATAACAAAGATTTTTTAAGACTAACATGAACAAAGGTCTTATAGACTAGCAACTCATCCACAAGATGTGAAAAATTGGAGCGAATAATGTACGCCAAATCATTAGGTGGCAAAGAAGCAACTACAATATCAGCTGCAAGTCCATATTTATGGTGACTATTGGGAACACCACCAACTGCAGCATTAACAACCGATGTACGATATGCAGAATTTATGTGAACTGGCTTATGAAGTAACTCACGTAATGGGTCTAAGATTAACTCACAGAGGCGAGAAAGATTATAGACATCGCCAAACTGAGGAACGTTTTTAGAAGAAACGTTAGTTATACATAGTTCGGGCAAAGTGAAATATTTAGGGATATACAAAGAATTATTCATAACATAAAATGTTGATAAGCATGTTTAGGAGAACGAAAATCACCATAGTTAATTGTACCATGCTCTATACGATGATAAAGAGTAATATGTGTAAAAGTATCAATACCATCATAATGAACAAAAAAATAATAGCCTAAAGCAACTAGTTTACGTTTGTAAACTTGAAAGTCGCGTGTATGTATTGATTTAGATTTATAAGGCATAATAAACAATTATAAAGGTCATAATAATTCTTTACAAGCATCTGAAATACTAGTGTAAAAATCAAAAAAAAGACCACGTTTATAAACGTAAACACCATAAATATAACTATGGTTGGGAGTTTGTAAAAATGTTAATTCATATCCGTTGTCTTCCAAAAGTTTCTTACAAACAAGAAATTCAGATGTTGAACAATCAGACTTAACCAATTTAATACTTTTCATTTAAAAGCCTTTCTTTTTAGTATTCACGTTCTGTAAAATTCGATGCAAAGATAATAAATTATTTTCACATTTGTAACAAAAAACTTTGTTGAGATTCGTTTTTCTGTTTCAAATGAAACAATGACTGAAAGTTATAGAAATGTTAAATATTTGCTGCAGTAAAAAGTTCGGTCAAACGCTGCATCCTAAAAGGGTGCTAGCGGTGCTTTTTGACTAGCAAAAACGGAATTGTTATATAAAAAAAATAGTTTATAATTATGCTGGCTTTCGCTATAATGTGCCTTTTTTTTCCTCGCGGGGGCAGCCATCATCGCAAGCCGACCACATGTCTACAACTAAGTTACTGCAAGTCTTCTACTTGAATCGAGCAAAACCGAACTCCGACAGCAAGACGCGGAGCAGGCTGACACAAAGTGTGTCAGTTCGCCTAAATAGTCAAGAAGAGGGCAAAGGCTATCCGCCTTTGTAATTAATTGCAAAATAACTTACCTTATTTTGCAACTGAATGTTCAGAATATCAGCAAATTGCAACGCATTAGCCATGTCGATTAGAAAAGCCATGGCTGATGCATTTGCATATTGCTGATTTTCAATATAATACAAATGGCGTTTATAAGTGTATGATAGACAAGCATATTTGAATCTATCATTCCTGGTTCGATTTGAATTATTATTAGGGCGTTCCGGCATGATAAGGACTTTTTTAATTATATGGGGGCAAAGCCCCCATACCCCCATGCCGTCAGGCTATCCGGATTCATCGCCATCGTTCGACTTGTAAGGACTTTTTGATTTTTTTGATTGGGGGCTAAGCCCCCAAACCCCCAAGTCGAACCCTTTCCTACTATCCTTAACGCGGGCAGTTGCCGTTGGTGGTGGTGGTGGTGTCGGTAGCAAATAATTTTATTGATGTGCAATTCTGCCCTTACGGGCAGGCACACCGACACACTAAGGACTATTGTGTGGTTATGGTTGAGACTCCATGGGATTCAGCCGTGATTCTTGTGATTGCTGGGCAGAGCCATGAGTATAAACAAAAAGAGGACACCAATATTGATGTCCTCAATCAAAGAATGAAAGAATGTAAAGAATGTTAGCGAATCTTTGTCAATGCTCCGCCAAGGGCTTGGACAAGTTGACCAACTAGAGTATTATCTCGTACATTGCGGTAATGGTCGAAGAATCGTGCTAACTTTGGGTTACGTTTTCGCCATCGCTCCAAGTTCTTAGCTTTAGATTCCTCTGGAGCGTTAGAATTAATTATCTGCCACATATGACGTGCAGCAGCAAGGGATTCTTTTTCTTCGGCGGAAGCCTTAGAAATATCAACTTTTAGCATTTGTTGGCGGTCTTCGAATGTCAGTATGTTGAAAATCAATTCTTCTGTAGTCATGCCAACATCAACAGCCATCTGGGCTAGTTCATAGCCAACCTTGGTGTTGTAGAATTCTTTATCTATTTTCAACATGTCATTTTGAAGACCTAGCATTATTTTTTGGGCTGCAGCAACTTCTGACTTATTAAGAGTTTCTTTAGTCTGCGCTTCCAACTGACGAGTCTGTTGTACTGCGAGATTGTGGGCATCTATAGTAGCCTGCGGCTTGCTTGAATTGTCCAACTCAATGCCTTCGGCTTGAGCGTTCTTAAGTCGCGCATCCGCCTTAAGATTGGCAGTGGAGGCAACAGCAGCATACACATTTGCAAAGTCAGTGGCAGGCATGTTACCAGGGTAGTCAGCAGACGTTGCTGCAGTAGGCTGAGCACCTAGAGACGGCACGCCAGCAATAGAACGCAATGCGGCTTTCTCTGGAACACCTGCAGCAACCATTCGGTTTAATGTGGCTAGTGGCGAATTATAAGCGTTCTGTTCGTCAATCATCTTTTGATTGAAAGCGTTTTGCTCACGCTGAAGAGAGCGTGCAGAAAAATGGTTAATAACAGAACCGATTAAACCAGCACCAGCGGATATTAGATTAGGATTCATAGGAAAAATTATTGATTTTGAACAGCACTAGCAGCGGTGGAGGTGGCAGCATCAAGAGACTTACGGAATATCTTTTCAGCCTTATGACTGGCAATACCATCTTTTATGGTCTTATCAGTGCTAGTGTAGAGATTCATTAATTGGGCAAAGGTAACACCTTTACGGCACATAGGAGGGACATAGGAAGTGTCTGGATTGCTAACACCATGGTCGCCAAATTGAGCGCCTTTAAGGAGAATAGAGTGTTGGACTTCCAAGGGTAGTTGAACAAAAGACTTTATACTCAAAGATTCATCGTGGGGATTAACAGGTACATCAACCAAAGGGTTGAACTGACCAGTGTAATGATGAAGTAATTTCATGGTAAATAGTTTAATGAATTAATAATGAATTGATTAACATCTAAGGTTTATAAAATGGTGGGAGCCGTCTGAGACGGCTCCACCATCGTTAGATAATGGAAGCATTAGGACGCTGGCTAAGATATGTAGTAATCTGTTTTTCAAAGAAAAGACGTCCGTATATCTTGTCTTTAGTATTATCAAATGCAAAGACATTTGTAAGTTCTTCTGGACGCATCTTGTTATAGTCGGCAGTAAGAGAAGGCTGGTCAAGAAATTTACGAATCATCAAATAGTCTGACTTGTCGTCAGTGAAGTCACCAGCGACAGTGTCGAAAGAGAATATCTTGTCGCCATATATACGCTGATAGCCAAAGACATCATTTAGATGTTCGGGAGCAGTCTGAAGTGGAGCAACTTGTTTCATAAGAATAGGCTCAACACCAAGGTCAGCAAAGGCAGGGTCAGCATAGTCCAACGGCTGTTGATATAGCCAGAATTTGTCTATAGATTGGACATTGAGGTTATCAACGCTGAACCACATCACACCCATAATATAGCAGTCTTCGTCAGCATAAACTGATATTTCGGGAGAAGTACCTTTGAACTGGGCAATGCCAGCCTTATGACCAAGAGGAGAATCCGAATTAGAGACATCAGAAGTGTTGAGAACAGCAGCAGTGTTAACATGGAATGTTTCACCTCCAAGGCATTCGGCTTCTAAGTTCTCACGGAGAGACGGCTCTTCGCCGAAATGGGCTTTAATAAAGTCATTGTAGGTAAAACGAGCATTACCGCGGTAAGATGATTCATACCAACGTGTAAGGGCTTGTTTGTCCTTCAAATCCTGAAGGCTGATACCATACTGAATTGCATCTTTAATGGTGAGATATGTAAGGTCGTTGGCATGTGCCGAATTAGTGGCAGTATCAACGCTGTCAATCTGGTCTTGACCAGCAGAGTTAGTGTGGGTCTTAACATCTATAGAGTAGGCATCGCCATTGGCTGTATAATTAAGCACAAAAGAGTTTGGGTCATTACCTGTGGTTATACCAACAAGAGGTCGGTTGACATCATCGCCCATAGTAGGTGATGCAATACAAGTATTGAATAAATCATCATCGTAACGAGCATACTCGAAGTCCAACTTAGTAATGGTATCTGGACCGCTGCCTATCTCCTCACAATATTGGTCAACCATGATGTTGCCTTGATTGTCACGAAGGGGGTCGTGAATGCGGTCACGGAAATGGCTGTTATATATGGAACGATACACACGGAAAGGAAGAGCAGACAGAGGTAAGACGGGATGTTCTCCAGAGTAGCGAGATACTTCACCTTCATTCACTTCAGTAACAGAAGAATAAACGGCATTGCCGTAGAAACCAGCACGAATAGTAACGTTGTTGCCATTGTGGATGAAGTCTGAAGGGAAGCCATTGGAACTCATGCAATGAGTATAGTCATTACCAGAATATTTGACAGGATTGAAAGAGAGAGTTACAAAAGGATAAGTCTCTTGTGCCTTAACTATCTTTTTGGCAAAGCCTTTGGCAAAGTAAAGTTGATAATCTTCAGTGATATAAGCACCAGAAGACAATGTATTATTGTGGAAGTAAAAAGCAGG